ATAGTGGTAATTTGATCGTCACGGTTTTGTATTACACCAACGTATTCATTTCCTGCGTATGTACAGAAAGTGATAAATGGATATCGTTCTGCAATCTTTTCGAATAGCTCTACGCCCATAAATACCTTATAATTGGAGTTAATTAATGTATTCTACACCCGTATATTTATATCAGCAGAAGCAACAGGTGTTATTACCTGATACGAGTGGTGCGTACTTTCAAAGGAGATGGCAACCAGTGTATGCTAAAAAATTAAAAGTCAACAGAGGCGTTGATAATGTCATATTATTTGAATTTGTAAACCAAGATCAAAAGCCGGTAAACATTTCTGGTAGTACAATAACATATAGAATGATGTCCACAGACGGTGATGAGCAATTAATAGCCAAAGATTTAGAAACATTAAGTGCGGCATACGGTAGAGCAAAGGTTACACTTACCAGTGAAGAACTTGACCTCATCGAAGAACAGACTGCAACCTGGAGTTTGGAACGTGCCAGTGGCAATCTCTATGAAGCAGTGTTTACAGATGCATACAGTTCGGGACGTGGACAAGTTGAAATTGTAGATAGTGTATATCCTAATTTTGTTGAAAGCAAGTTACTGGAAATACCCAAGCCAGATGATTATGGAATAAAAACTGAATCTGGAGATAGAAGATATACCAGTATGGCATATACTGCAAACAATACACTTACAACATTCCAGTTTGACTTTGACAACTTTTCGGGCAATGTAAAAGCACAAGGAAGTGATACTCAAATTGGCCCAGTCTGGTATGACATCGGTAGTCAAACAGTCTATACCAACCAAACCAAGAGAGCATTTGTAAACGTCGAAGGAAAGCACAACTGGGTGCGTTTCGAAATCAATCAATATGGTGTGGCCGCAACTGGAAGTGCCACTGTTCAAAACGGAGCAGTCACTGAAATAAGTGCTACTGGTGGTAGTGAGTACTATGGTCCAGGAACACCAAATGTTGAAATCTCTGGATTAGGCACAGGAGCCACTGCAACTGCAACCATAAGCGGAAATGTCGTTACACAAATTTCTGTTACCAATGGCGGACAAGGCTACGAAGCCACGCCTACTGTTGAAGTCAACAACGGCACAATTACCCAAATTACCTATCGGTAATCAAAACACTTGCACAATACAATAGGTTATGTTATTATTACATAATGATTGATCTATTGAGTTACATTTCGCAAAAAAAACCCACTGTATCTGGTTGGGTATCCTTTAATGCACCATGTTGTGTGCATAACGGAGAATCACAGGATAAACGTATGCGTGGAGGTGTAAAATATCAAGATGATGACTGGAGTTATCATTGTTTTAACTGTGGTTTTACTGCAAGTTTTGTTGCTGGACGTAGTGTCAGTTACAAAGCACGTAAACTATTAGAATGGTTAGGTGTCGACAGTACGGATATTGAAAGGCTCAACTTAGAAAGTTTGAAACGTAAAAGTCTATTAGATCTTACGGCTGAAAGAAACAAAATAAGACAACGTAAAATTGAATTTGAAGAAGCTGAAATACCTACTGGTGTTGAACTTATTGATCCAAATAACCGAGATCATTTTCACTATGTTGATTATATAAAACGCCGTGGAATAGTTTTTGAGTATCCATTTTTAGTAGATAAAAAACGAGGTCCACGAGACAGAATAGTAGTACCATACACATACAATAACATAATAGTTGGACATACAAGTCGATACTTGGACAATCGCACACCAAAGTTTATAAACAGTCAACAACCAGGATATGTTTTTGGATATGATTTTCAAAAAGCAGATTGGACCAGTGCAATAGTTGTTGAAGGTATATTCGATGCACTAAGTATATCAGGATTGGCATGCATGCATGAAACCATAAGCAAAGATCAAGCACAGTTGTTGAAGCAGTTACAACGTAGAATTATAGTAGTGCCCGATCAAGACAGAGCAGGATTAAGTATAATTAATGCCGCAGTTGAACACAAATTTGAAGTTAGTATACCTGAGTGGCCCGAGGATGTAAAAGATGTTAACGATGCAGTGGTGCGTTTTGGTGTAGCAGAAACACTACGTCAAATACATGCAAACGCAGAACGTAGTAAGATAAAAATTGAAATGGCGAAAAAACGTCTAATGAGGACAGTATGACAGAATATAGTTACGACGTACAAAAGTTATTCTTGGAAATGATGATGCATGATGCACAAAGTTTTTTGAGAGTACAGAATATATATAATGCAGAAAACTTTGATAGAGACTTAAAAGAAACTGCAAAATTTATCTATGATCATGCTAACGAACACAAAACACTCCCAGACAGAGCACAAATAAAAGCAGTTACTGGCATCGAACTCGTCGAGATTCCAGACCTAAACAGTGGGCACACAGATTGGTTTTTGAATGAATTTGAAGCATTTACTAGACGCAGTGAACTAGAACGTGCAATACTTAAAAGTGCAGACCTGTTGGAGAAAGGTGAGTATTCTCCAGTTGAAAAACTTATAAAAGATGCAGTACAAATAAGTTTGACAAAGGACTTGGGTACAGACTACTTTGAAGATCCACGTGCAAGACTGGCAGCACTGAAAGACAACAATGGTCAAAATTCAACAGGTTGGGGAAACTTGGACAAATTGTTGTATGGCGGATTCAACAGAGGCGAACTACAGATATTTGCAGGTGGATCAGGATCAGGTAAAAGTTTATTCATGCAAAACCTAGCAGTGAATTGGATGGAAGCAGGACTAAGCGGAGTATACATCACACTTGAACTTAGTGAAGGGTTAACTGCTATGCGTATTGATAGTATGTTAACAAATACTCCGAGTAAACAGTTGTTCAAAGATATTGAAACTGTTGAAATGAAAGTTAAGATGATGGGCAAGAAGTCAGGAAAACTGCAAATAAAATACATGCCTGCACAGAGCACAGTTAACGACATAAGAGCATTTGTAAAAGAACTAAGCATCAAACAAGGCAAAGAAATAGACTTCATGTGTGTTGACTATTTGGATTTGCTTATGCCAGTAAGTGCTAAAGTATCTCCAAATGATCTGTTCGTTAAGGACAAGTATGTGTCAGAAGAATTGCGTAATCTAGCAAGAGAACTTAACATACTATTTGTAACTGCATCGCAGTTGAACAGAAGTGCAGTAGAAGAAATAGAGTTTGATCATTCGCATATATCAGGTGGTATATCCAAGATCAATACTGCTGATAATGTGTTTGGTATCTTTACAAGTCGTGCAATGAGAGAGCGTGGTAGATATCAAATACAGGCTATGAAGACTCGAAGTAGTTCAGGCGTTGGACAAAAGGTAGACTTGGAGTTTGACATTGAAAGTTTGCGTATACGTGACCTAGGTGATGATGAAGAATATCAACAGTTCAAGAAACAATCAAGTTCGATATACGATCAAATCAAAGCAAAGTCAATACAGTCAGATCCTGCAAATGATGCTACTGTGGCCGACGAGCCTGGCAAAATAGTTGCTGATGTACAGAGTACGAAACTTAAACAGATGTTGGCAGGTATTAAAGCAAAAGGTTAAGCATATTGATCAATAGGCATTGCACGTACATTTTTGCGTTTTACTTTTAGATAGTTACTGTTGTCCTTGGTCCACATCTGTCCTTCTCCAACTACTACACTATCACGAGCATATTTTACAGGACGGTCAACAACAAGATCAACATAGCGACCTTCACCAACTCCTAAGGTTATGAAGTGTATGTAATTTTTACTATCGCTTTTAAACACTCTGCTGTTTGCAACTATGCCTGCAAACTGAAACTTATCTAAGAATAGATTTTGCAATCCCATGTTTGGCAAAAAGCCAGGGCTATTCCATGCACCATACTGTTTAAAGCTCTCAACAGGGTCTTCTGTGATCCAATTGTCAAAACCTAACTCACGTAGATCCCATCCAGCACGTTTTGCTTCATTGCGATATACCCAACGTGCATACGATCCTTGGCAGTGTTTCAAACAAGCACGCCAAAACTCTTTTGGATTGTACACCTTGTGATATGCAAGTGCCCATATAAGCCTGCCTAAGTTTACTGCGTGTGCCCTACACAAACCGAACCCACTTAGCGATTGCATTTGTTCATAGATGTCGTGCTTGTCTGGATGATCACCTAAGCGTGCCATAAACTGCATCATCTTTTCTTCATTCTTTTTTGCAAAAGCACGACGATACATATCTGCTTCGT